ACCCCTTTCTTAATTGGCTTGTTTGTTACGGACGAACGCCATGACTTCCGGCGACCATGCACGGCCCAGCTTGATATTGCGAATTTGGCAATAGCTGACCCCGAAGTCGCGGGCGATGCGGGAAGGATTGACTTCCATGTCCAAGCGACGGCGGATTTCGTCCACTTGATCAGGCGTGAGTTTTGAATGCGGCACGCGCATTTGGTTTCTTGACACGGTTAGTGCCCCTTATGATCGATGATGATGTTGGGAGGTGTTGTCTTGCCGATGCAATCTGAACAACCAGCATATACTAGACTATTTTTTAGCAAAAGTCAAGCACAAAATAACGTTTAAATGAATTTATTTGCGCATAGCGGCGTTCTGTCGCAGGTTGGCGTTTCACCGTTGTGGTTTTTCCAGTGGTTTGTGGGAGCGGTGGAAAATAGCTAAACCCTTGTATTCATTGCGTTTTTGACGATTTCCCACAAACCCACAAGATTTACACCTCCTTCTAACTTTTAGAGAGAGGGAATTAAAAAGTAATATAAATAGAGAGGGAGAAGAGAAAAGCAGAGAGAGAGGATAGGAGCCGGTGTTTTTGTGGGAAATGCGTGCTATCCCTTATTTTCCGGGCTTTTCTGTAAAAACACGGCCCCACAAAGGAGACTCCAATGCCTGAGCCGCAAAAGTATTTCATTGTGGAAGATTTCGTAACGAGTGACGGTCTCGCGTTTAAAAAGGACGAACACTTTGAAGGTCATCGCATTGAGGCAACGATGAAAACCTACCAAGGCTCCAAGACGGGTGTTAGTCATTACATCCACATTCCCGGCGTGAAAGAACCTCTAAACGTCACAGCCTTAGTCAAAGACCAAAAGGTTGGCTTATACAATAGATGATCGCTTGAGAAAGTGACGGATGGCAAATACATCCATACAACATCGTTTTTTCTATTGACTTTTCATGAAAAATGATGTACTATCAATGGGTAAGCTAGAGTAGTCCATTTCATTTATCCTTTGCGACGAGTTGAGGCGGCCCCTGACAGACCGCCTCAGCCCACCTAGCTAAACAGTTTCCTAATCGCTCGCGGCGTAGCCCATTCGCCTCCGAGCGTTGGAGCGGTCGGCATGATCTCGGAAAGCCCGTGTCGCCCGCACCCATCCCAATGGCGCTGCGCCTGCCTTCAGCGGTCCCCTGCGCACCCACGAACACGCAATGCGCCTGCCTGCCCGACTAGGCGCAGGCACCTTATTCCCCTCCGCATGTCTCGGATTTGTCCTTCTTGCCGTGACCTGCGCGAGGCCTGCTGCGAACCTTTGGGTTTTTATCCTTTCTTCCCGAAGTCGAGCGCGGCAGGCACCTATCCCAACCACGAGACACTGATGCAGCTATTCGACGACATGACGCCTTCGCAGCATCTGGCAAAGCTGAAGTACATCCTCCTCGGCCTCGACTTTTACGCCCGCCAAGGCGCAAGCGATGAGGTAACGGCTAGGAACATGCGCAGCCTCCTGCGCCAGAACCGCGAATATTTCGACTTGAGCAACTACGGCACGAAGGACAGCATCCCCGAACGCCGTGATCGCTACACGCGGCGCAATTGGGCGACGTGGTGACGGAACGCCTACGAGGCCGCGCCGCAGTCGAGCAACGCAAGCGCCGCCTCGCTAAGGAACCTCTGTGTCGCCACTGCCTAGCACTTGGCAAGATCACGCAGGCGGTCGTGCCCGACCATATCCTTGCCCTCACCAACGGTGGCACGGACGACGACGACAACATTCAGTGCCTCTGCCATCCCTGCCATGAGCGCAAGACGCGCAAGGATTTAGGGCAGCGCGAGCGTAACCAGATTGACCGCTCAGGTCGCCCGACCAACCTTGACCACCCTTGGAACCGATGATCATTCATATGAATGATGCATGAAAGGCGGGGGGCGTTGCCGACGAGCAACAGGTTGGGGACGGTAACCGTCTGGGGGCAAACATTCGCACCGAAAGCAATTTTCAAAATAAAAAGATCAGTCTTATGGATGTTTTTGACGGAACGGGCGAAATTGTGGAAGAACCCAATTGGGGCAAGCTTCTGAAAGACCGCAAAGAGCTTTACGCCGCAAAAGAGTACTGGCGCGTAATAACCACTGAACTACGCGAGCGTACCCTTCTATCCCCGTCTAACCGTCATGCAATCCAGCGCTTGGTCATGGCTTACGTGGTCTTTGATCGCTCCTCCCTGATCGTAGCAGAAGAAGGCGCTGTTTTGCCTCCTGCCCCGGACAATCCGAAGGCAATTTCCCGCATCAGCCCGCACGTCAACGTAATGCGCGATGCCGCAACCGACGCAACCAACTTGGAGGCCGAACTTGGCCTTTCCCCGCGCCGCAGGGCCGGGGCTGCAAAGGTCGCCAAAAAGGACAAAGTAACCCGTGCGTCGGACAAATTCTTCCAACCAAAGCTCGTTGTCTGACGATCCAACGACGCAATACGCACTGGACGTTGTAGAGGGGCGCATAGTCGCTGGGGAACTGGCCATAGCGGCTTGCAACCGACATTTGCGAGACCTACGCACAGCATCCGCCCGTGGCCTTGTATGGGCACCAGAACGGGCCGCACACGCACTAGAGTTTTTCCCTTCTGTCCTGTCGATCACGGCAGGCGCAAAGGCAGGCGAACCCTTTCATCCGCTTCCATGGCATGTGTTTGTCATTGGCTCTCTGTTTGGATGGCGCAAGACGAGCGGCAGACTTCGGTTCAGGTCAGCTTGGCTGGAGACGGGCAAAGGCCAAGCTAAATCGCCGCTGATGGCAGCCATCGGACTTTATATGATGGGTTTCTTGGGCATTCCTCGCTCGGAAATCTACTCGATTGGGCAGGATCGCGCGACGGCGAACGTCCTGTTCAAAGACGCAACTAGCATGGCCCGCGCGCCCTTCCCGGATCAGGATGATTTGCCGGAAGAGCAGCGCCAGACGCTGGTGACGCTAGGTCAGGTGGTCTTGCGGGGCGAGGCAGACAACGCATGGAAGATCGAACATCCGTCTAGCGGATCGAAGTTCCAGTCGCTTGCCAATGGCGAAGCAATCTCCGGTCCGCGCCCAACTGCGGTGTTGGCAGACGAAATACACGAATTCAAATCGAATGCCGCTATTGAGACATGGCGGCGAGCCATCGCGAAGATGCCCGGTGATGCACTGATGATCTTGGGCACGAATACCCCGGCCACGACGCAAATTGTCGGAACCGATTATTCCGAGTTTTATCAGAAGGTCGCCAAGGGCGAGATTGTAGACGATGAGGCCTTCGCCTTCATCGCCCGCGTCGATAAGGCCGACCGCGAAACGGTCTTCGATAATCCGGCTTGCTGGCAAAAGGCTCTTCCTGCGCTCGGCATCACTTTCCCGGTTGAGAATATTCGGGGCGAGGTCAACACGGCTCGCGTCCTTCTCTCAACCGCCATGTCGGTCAAGCGGCTGTACTTCGGTATTCCTCTTGGCTCTACCGACTTCTGGATCGCTGAAGAGGCTTGGGCAAGCGTTCAAGGCTCCGTTGACGAGGAAGATATGAAGGGCAACCGCTGCTGGTTGTCCCTCGACCTGTCCAAGAAGAATGACCTAACCGCCCTGTCAGTATGTTGGATCGATGATCAGCGGCAATTGCACGTCAAAACCTTCTACTGGACGACGCAGAGCGGCCTAGCGGACCGGGCCAAAGCCGACCACGCGCCTTACGAACAGTGGGTTGCAGACGGCTTCCTTACGGCAGTGCCGGGCGCTGTAATCGACAAGACATACGTTGCCGCTGAAGTGCAGCGGATTTGCGCCGAACACGATGTTGAATTCCTGGCCTTCGATCCTGCCGGCATGGCGGATTTCATCGCTGCCTGCGAACAGATTGGCTTTCCTGTCTGGCGCTACAAAAGTCCAGATGAGCCGGAAGGCAAAGGCCTGAAGCTGGTTAGCCATGCGCAAGGCAAGCTTGTTCGGTTCGAAGACAAACAGTTGACGATGCCCCGTTCGATTGAGCGGCTGGAAGACCGAATACTAACCCGTACCGTGGCGATAGACTCCTCGCCGGTCACTTATTCCTGCGCCGCCAACGCTCACACCGAAGCAGACGGGCAAGGCAACAGGATGTTCGACAAGAACCGCAGCCGTGGCCGCATAGACGGCATGGTGACAATCGCGATGGCCGTAGGTGCAGCCGACAACGAAATGTCGCCGCCAAAGCCGCCCCCTTCCTACAGAATGTTTGTACTAGGATAAGACATAGATGAACCGCGCTTATTCGCTGCTTACAGTGAAGTCGGTTGATAGCGAAAAGCGCGTCTTTCGCGGAACCGCATCAACGCCCAATCCCGACCGGATGAAGGATATCGTCGAGCCACTCGGCATCACCTTCGCAAATCCTTTGCCCCTGCTTCTGCATCACGATCACCGTTTGCCGGTTGGCACTGTCACCTTTGGCACACCGACCGCTAAGGGCGTCGAGTTTGAAGCGACAATCGCTTCAATCAAGGAACCCGGCGTTCTGAAAGATCGCACAGACGAAGCTTGGCACAGTGTCTCCAATGGAGTCATCCGGGCAACGTCCATCGGCTTCCAGCCCGTGGAACATGAACCAATCGCCGGTGGTGGCATCCGGTTCAAGCGATCCAGCGTGTTCGAAATGAGCCTAGTGACCGTGCCCGCAAACGCGGATTGCACCATCCAGCTAGTCAAATCCCTCGATAACGAATTCCTCCGCGCCGCGTCAGGCAATGCGGACAAGCAAGACCTTTTAGCCGGTGTTTCGGCAAAATCCCTTTCTCCCCATCAGGATACTAAACCTAAGATGACTAAATCCCTTGCCGAAAGCCGCGCCGAGTTCGAAGCCAAGCGCGCAACTAACCTCGACCGCATGGACGAACTGCTTACGAAGTCTGCCGATGCGGGCGTTACCCTTTCCACTGACGAGAGTGCCGAGTACGACCGCCTTGAGGGCGAGTGCAAGAGCCTTGACCAGCACATTGCCCGTCTGGCCGCTCGCGAAGGCGAAGCCGTTGCCAAGGCCGTCCGCGTCGAAGGCGTCGTAGACAGCGCTTCCGCAACCCGCATCCGCGACCGTCAGCCTATTTCTGTAAAGTCGATGCAGCCCAAGGGCTATGCCTTCACGAAGTTCGCCATGGCTGTTGCCAAGTCCAAGGGCAACCTGATGCAGGCCGAACAGATTGCAAAGGGCTTTGATGATGTACCCGAAGTGGCCAAGGTGCTGAAGGCTGCTGTCGATTTTGGCACTACGACTGACTCCGAATGGGCCGCGCCGTTGGTCGAATACACGACCATGCAGAACGAGTTTATTGAGCTTCTGCGCCCCGAAACGATCCTCGGCAAAATGGACGGCTTCCGCCGCGTTCCGTTTAACAGCCGCCTTGTTGGTCAGAAGAGCGGGTCTTCTGTCCAGTGGGTTGGCGAAGGAAAGCAGAAGCCGGTTTCCGCCCTTGCGTTCGACGCCAAGCAGCTTGGCTTCAAGAAGCTGGCTGGCATTGTCGTTGTTAGCGACGAATTGGTGAAGTTCAGCAATCCGCAGATTGTGGGCATCGTCCAGTCGGACATGATTGCCACCATCGCGACCTTCCTTGATGACGCCTTCCTGAATCCGGCCTATGCAGGCAGCGACACTGCCCCCGCCAGCATCACGAACGGCGTGACGCCGATTGCGGCTTCTGGCACCAGCGCGGACGACCTTAAGCGCGACGTGCAGGCGGTGTTCGCTTCGTTCCTCGCGGCCAACCAGAGCGTTGCCGGTGCATATTGGGTAATGAGCGCCACGCAGGCACTTGCTATTTCGATGTTCCAGAATGCCCTTGGCAATGCGGAATTCCCCGGCCTCACGATGAACGGCGGAACGCTGTTCGGTCTCCCGGTTGTCGTTTCGGAAGCGCCTGTTACGCAGGGCCGCATCGTTCTCGTAAAGACGAACGAAGTGCTGCTCGCAGAGGAAGGCATCGTTGTTGATAGCTCTTCGGAAGCTACGATCAATATGTCGAGCGACCCCGAAAACGAAGCTGAGCCAGTTTTGGTCAACCTCTGGCAGAACAACCTTCTTGGCATTCGTGCAGAGCGCTTCATCAACTGGGGCAAGCGCCGCAACAACGCAGTAGCCGTCATCACCGGCGCAAACTACGGCGCGATTGGCGAGTAATTCATACGGGGGCGGCTTCGGTCGCCCTCCCTTCCCTCTATGGGAGGCACCCCATGTTTAAAGCCCTTTCGAGGTTCCGCTACGCGAACCGCATGCTGACCGCAGGCGACGAATTTGAAGCCCCTGATCATCATGGACGCGCCCTGATTGCAGTTGGCCGCGCGCAATACGCAACCAAAGAGATTTCACCGGACAAACCGGCCAAGCAAAAGCCGCGCCGCAAGCGTGCAAAGGACGAAGACGAATGAACTTTTTGGAGCGGGTAACCAAAGCATTTCGCCCCACTGCCCGCCCCATTGTTCAAAGTGGCGGTACGGGCGGAATAGTCCGCGAGGCCTTCACTGGCGCATGGCAGCGCAACGTCGAGTACACAATCGACAGCGTTCTTTCCAATCCTACGCTTTTCCGCTGCATCAATCTGATTGCCAGCGACATCGGCAAGATGGGTTTGCACCTATCGAGCGTTGACGAAAACGGAATTTGGATTGAAGCCGAAAACGCTTCTTTCTCCCCGGTCTTGCGTAAGCCAAACCGCTTCCAGACACGCCAGCAATTCATAGAGGCGTGGGTACATTCGAAGCTGAAGAGCGGCAACACCTACATTCTGAAGCGCCGTGACGCCCGCAACGTGGTGACAGCGCTATACGTACTCGACCCTACCCGCGTCACGCCGCTGATTACTGAATTGGGCGATATCTATTATGATCTGCGCCACGACGATCTAGGAACGGTTGATGAGCATGGCCTTGTGGTCCCTGCCTCGGAAATCATCCATGACCGCTGGAACTGTCTACACCATCCGCTTATTGGCCTTTCGCCAATCTCGGCAAATGGCCTTGCCGCTCACAACGGCCTAGAGATTGCAAACAGTGCCGCCAAGTTTTGGGGCAACGGTGCGCGTCCGGGCGGAATTCTTACGGCTCCGCAGGCAATCAGCGAAGACACCGCCAAAGAGCTTAAAACCTATTGGGAAGCGAATTTCTCCGGCACCAATTCCGGCAAGATTGCAGTCGTAGGCGACGGCCTGACCTATACGCCGCTGGCAACGAATGCGGTTGATAGCGAGCTAATCGCGCAACTGAAATGGAACGCCACAACCATCTGTTCGGTGATGGGTGTTCCCGCCTACCTCGTAGGCGTCGAGAATGCGCCGACATACAACAACATCGCTGCACTTTCGCAGCAATATTACAGCCAGTGCCTTCAGCCGCTGATAAACGCGATTGAAGATACGCTAGATGAAGGGCTTTCCCTTCCAAAGCCATATCACTGCGAATTCGCACTCGATGACCTGATCCGGCTGGACGAAGAGTCCCTTGTGAAGACGCTTAAGGAAGGCGTCAGCGCTGGCATCTTCAGCCCGAATGAGGCCCGCCGCAGGCTTAATCTGAAACCGGTTTCCGGTGGCGATAGCCCGATGATCCAGCAGCAGAACTTCAGCCTTGAAGCGCTGGCGAAGCGCGACTCTGACGACCCATTCGCTAAGCCCGAACCGACCCCGGCACCGCAACCAGAGAACGACAATGAGGCCGACTTGCAAGCCGCGAAGGCCCTCGCAGTAATTACGAAGGGGCTTGCGCATGTTTGATGGTGAAGCCTTCGGGCAAGCGGTGGTCGAAGCCGTACAGAATTCCCTAGCCCCTATGCAGGCGCGCATTGCCGAGCTTGAGAAGGCGCTTGCTGAGCGCAACAGTGTTGCAAGCGCACATATCGACCGGGACGGCGCTTTGGTGCTGACCTATTCGAATGGCACTGAGAAGAACCTAGGCGTCGTCTGCAAGGAAGGCGAGCCCGGCAAGGATGGCATCGACGGCAAGGACGGGTTTGACCTGACCGCATTCGATGTCTCGCTTGGCGATGACGGTCGCACGCTCGAATTCTCGTTTGAGGATGCCGAGCGCAAAGCTGCCGCGTCCCTGACCCTGCCGACCATGGTCTATCGCGGTGTTTGGGCAGAAGGCGAGTTCAAAGCGCATGACACCGTAACGCACAACGGCTCCCTTTTCGTCGCGTTGGAAGACACGACCGACAAGCCAGGAACTGCCGCGTGGAAGCTCGCCGCCAAGCGTGGCCGTGACGGGAGGGGATCGTAATGGATTCACCCGTAACAGCCGCTGAAGCTAAGGCCGCTTCCGATATCCTTGCCGGTGCATCTGACGCGACTGTCACGATGATGCTGCAAGCCGCAACTGACATGCTGATCGGGCCGAATGGCGCGCTCAACAGGTCTTTTGAGGATGATGAAGTTCCAACGAGCGTGAAGTTCGGGATCATCATACAGGCAGGCAGCCTCTACCAACGGTCTTCCGCGCAAGGCCAGCTACGCAGCTTCGAAGTCGATGGCGCTTTTCGGGAACAATACGACAGCCCGGATCGTGCGACTGCCGCAGTAGATGCAACCGTGCGTGCCCTTCTGGCCCGCTGGATTCGTCCGGTGCTGGCATGAGCCGCGCTGCACAGTATGCCCGGCTTTTCGAAATGGGCAGTCGGCGCGTAACGCTTCGCAGGAATGTAACGAACAATCCGGCAATCGAGGTTCAAAACGTGAGAGCCAGAATCCGGGGCTTCGCGCCGGAAGAGATAACGGGCGGCATACAGGTAGGACAGCGGAAGGTGCTTATCCTCGCTGAAGACGTGCCGGAAACCTTCCTGCCGCTGCGCGCGAATGACCGTGTGATCGTGGACGGTGTAACGCTGGTTTTCCCGGCCAGACCGGACGACCAAACCCACCGCGACGGCGAAACGCTTCTGGCGATAGACGGCATCGCATCGGGGGCGTGATGGCGAAACTCTCACCGTTCTCACGGGCGATTGAGGTTTTCGTTTCCGACTTGAAAGACCCGAAGGCCAAATCAGCCCGCCTCGCGAAGTTCGCAGAGGAAGGTATCGCGGACATCCGCAAACACAACCGCACGGTCACAGGCAGCGATAGCCCTTACGAAGTGACGGTCGACGGCCGCCGTGGTGCGCCGCTTGCCTCAGTGAAGCCAGACGGCGTCATCGTCGCTGAGTTCGATCTTGTCCAAGAAGTGCTGGAATGGATTGGCGAACAATTGCTGTTCGATAGTCCGTACCTGACAGGCCGCTATCAGCGCTCACACCGCCTGTTTGCAGACAATGCCGAGGTGACGCCGGGCAATATCCCGGAGGCCACGGAATACGCCTTCGTGAACCTTCAGCCCTATGCCCGCAAGATCGAGCGCGGGCAGTCGGACCAAGCCCCCGAAGGAATTTACGAGGCCATCGCCGTAACGGCAAACAAGCGCTTCGGCAACCTAGCCCGCATCCGTTTCAGCTTCCGCACTCTGCCGGGCGAAGGCGATAAGGAAAATCGCCAACCGGCAATAATCGTGAGGCCGTTCTGATGGCTAGTCTGCAAGTTGTCCAAGCCGTTGAACGCCGCCTGACAGAGAATTTCGATAGTGCGCCTTTCCTAGTCGAGAATGATGGCGAGGGTGTTCCGGTAGGGCATGGCCCATTCCTGACGGTCCAGTTTCCGTGGTCACGATCCGAGTGGCACTCAACCGATGGTTTCTTCCTTGAGGAAGGCGCGTTTCGCTTCGTCCTGTCCGTCGAACGCGGCACCGGGACCCATCAAGGCCGCGAATGGCTAGACGAAATTGCCAGCCTGTTTCGCGGTGCTGAATTCGAGGGCGTTCAAACCTTCGCTCCCGGCTCCGCAACGACCGACGATAGGTCTGAAGCCGAAGGCTACTACCGCCTGTCGATTGCCATTCCTTACGAATATTACATCAAAGGTTAAAGCAATGAATATTGCCAATATCAGCACCGATTATGTGCGCTTTACGCAGAACGATGGCAGCCGGATCGAGATTACGCCCGGTGAAAGCGCCAACGTCGATATCGACCGCGACAACATGCATGTCGTAGCCAAATCTGCCGCCCGCTTGATTGTCGTCGGCGTCAATGAACGCACAGCAGCCAAGGTCGCACGGGAAACCGTTCCCGGTCCTGCCCCTATTGCTGTCGAAGAAGATTCCGCTGACGCGGAATAACCGGGCCGACCAAGGCCTTTACACCTGCCATTTTCATAAGGAATTTTAGATGGCCAATCCTCTTCCGGTCGCCCGTACCCGCGTCTCTATCGGCGCTGCGACCACCACCTTTAACGAAGCCACTGTTGCGACCGGTCCCTACACGATTATCGGCGGTATCCGCTCGATTTCCGGATTTGGCGATTCCGCGCAGGTAATCACCGTTGACGAAGTTGGCGACGGTCGCACGCGGAAAGCTGTTGGAACACGCAATAGCGGCACAATGGAGCTTGTTTGCTCTCTCCTGCGTGAAGATGCCGGTCAGCTTGCCGCAGTTGCTGCCAGTGAAGGCTTTGATGCCTTCAACTTTAAGATCGAGCTTCCGCAGCCGGGCGGCGAATTTGCCGTCTACTACGTCTCTGGTCTGGTCATGAGCCAGAACATCGGGCTTGGCGGTCCTAACGACACGCAGACGATCACGTTCTCCCTTGAACTGACCGAGAAGCCAATCGTCGTTGACTAAGCAATAGCCCTACGGGGCTTAGG